AACAAGGTCGCCTATCCCCAGGCGCAGTGGATCGGATCATCTCGCGGCCAATTGAATGAGTTGCAGGAGACGCAAGCCGCGTTGTTGCGTATGAACGCCGGCATCTCCACGCGGGAGAAGGAAGCCGCGCGGCTGGGGGAGGACTGGGTAGAGGTCGCAGAACAACGGGCGCGTGAAGCAGAGCTGGACAAGAAACTCGGTTTGTCTGAGCCCGTGACTGATACGAAAAAAGACGCGGCCAAGCAATCGACACAGACAAAGCAAGCCAAGAGGATTCGCCATTGAAAAATACCATTTCTATCCGCTCTGCGGTCCTGCTGGGGTTGAACGGAAAACCGTCGCTTCTGTCCCCGGATTTCCACGGTCAACTCGTGGATATCCTGCAGGACAAATCAATCATCACGGGGACTGGCCTGCAGAAAGAGTCGAAAGAGCAAATGGCCGCGTTCTTCGGCAGTTCTGCCGAGTATGACTTCGACCGGAGTTACCTGTTTGCCGGAGGCATGGCGATTATTCCCGTGCAAGGGCTGCTCCTCAATCGAGTGTCGTTTTCCGGTTGGGGCGTGACTGGCTACGACTATATCCGTGGAGCGTTCAACGACGCGCTCAACGCGCAAGACGTCAAGGGCATCTTGTTCGACATCAACTCCCCTGGTGGCGCAGCGCAGGGCTGCTTTGAATTGTCTGCGTATATCGCCAGCAAGCGGGGGGTTAAGCCAATGGCGGGCCTGGTCAACGCGAACGCCTGCAGCGGCGCGTACGCCATCGGCTCAGCGGTTGGCCGCCTGTACGCGGTCCAGTCGGCGGACGTCGGGTCTATCGGCGTGTATTCGATGCACATGGACGTATCGCAGATGCTCGAAAATGTAGGCATCAAGATCGACTTTATTTTTGCTGGGGACCACAAGGTTGATGGCAATGCCTACGAGCCAATGAGCGCAGCGGTTCGCAAAGATATCCAGACCTCCGTGGACGACACGTATCAGCAATTCACCGCACTGGTTGCGAAAAACCGGGACATCGAGCAGTCCGCGGTTACCGCAACACAAGCACGAGTTTTTTCGGCTGAGGAAGCAGCGACCCTCGGCCTGATTGATAGCGTGGCTTCGGCAGAAGATGCCGTCGCGACGTTTCGCAGCGAGCTTTCCGGCTCGGATTCACCAACCCAAGAGGTAACTACCATGAACGAGCAAAAAACCCAGGCCGGGAATGATGACGCGGCCAACAATGAACAGGCAATTCGGGAGGCGTCAGTCAAGGCGGTAGCGGCTGACCGCCAGCGTCGCAAGGACATTACGTCCTGCGAGGAAGCGAAGGGCCGTGAGAAGCTGGCAGAGCACCTGGCGGACTCCACGGATATGTCCGTGGAAGATGCCAAGGGCGTGCTGTCGGCGTCACCGAAGGCCCAAGCCCAGGCTCCCGCCACGCCGGTCAACGTCGCCTCCCCGTTTGCGCAGGCGATGGCCAAGACCGGCAACCCGGAAGTGGACGACGGCGGTGGCAGTCAGGAGCCCAAGGGGGTGGCCCGGCTGATCGCGGCGGGTCGCAAGGCGGGCGTGCTTCGCGCCTCCAAGTAATGACTACGTTTAGACGCCTATCCGTATAGACGTCTAAACCACAACGCTATAAACCCTCCCCAAAAGGATACTTATCATGAGCGAGAAAGACCTTCATATCGCGAGCCGCAGCGAGGACTCATTCACTCCGTTTACCCTGTTTGCGGGGGACGCGGAAGTCATCACGCAGCCAGACATCATCGGGCAGAGCGGCACCCTGATTCCGCAGTGGGCACCGCTGACCCGTGATGCCACGTCCGGCAAGTTGCGCATCCTGGCCGCCGCGACAGAGCAGGTCGAGGCCGTTGCCCCGTATGCGATCGACGCGACGGCAGGTGATCTGACGTTCTCCGTCTACAAGAGCGGCTATTTCAACATCAACGCGATTGTGTGGCCCGCCGCCTTCACCACTGATTTGCAGAAATTCGGCGCCCTGCAGCCCCCGATGTACGGGCGTAACGTTCCCGCCCCAGCTTGATTTTTTCTCTTGGCTCGATTGCCGTAGCAAATACCAACAACACATATCTCAACTGAGAGGAATATCACTATGGACTTGTACACTTCCACCGAATTGCTCGGCGTTATCGAGACAGTTCATCCGCAAATCAGTTTTTGGCTCCCGAATTATTTCACTCGGGTCATCAACTTCACCACGGAAGAAATTTTCTTCGACAAGATTTCCCACAACCGGACCTTGGCTCCGTTCGTGGCTCCGAACGTGCAGGGCAAGCCGATGCGCAAGCGAGGCTACAAAACCGAGTCGTTCAAGCCGGCGTACATCAAGCCGAAGGACCCGATTACCCCCAGCGAGGTATTCCACCGTACGGCTGGAGAGTCACTGGGGGCCAACGCGCTTTCCCCCGCTGAGCGTTGGGATGCGGCAATCGCGTCGCGTCTGGCGGACCATCGCCGGGCTATCGAGCGCCGCTGGGAGTGGATGGCGTGCCAGGCCGCGTTGTATGGCGCGGTAACTGTCGAGGGCGAAGACTACCCGTCAACGACGGTGGACTTCGGCCGGCTGGCCTCCCACACCGTCACCCTGTCGGGGACGGCACTGTGGAACGGCGCGGATGCTGACATCATGGGGAACATCGAGACGTGGGCAATGCTCATTTTCGATGACACCGGCCTGGTGGTGAGCCGGGTCACGGTGACCCCGGACGTGTGGGCGGTCATGCGCAAAGACGCCGCGATCCTGGCGTTGCTGGAAACCCGCCGTGGTTCATTGTCGAACGCCGAGATTGGGCCGTTGGACGCGTCGCTGTCACGCCGTGTTGCAGTACTGGGGGAATTCGAGATTTGGGTTTACTCGGATACCTACGTGGACGACGCGGGGGTTGCCCAGAAGTTCATGCCCAATGGCACAGTCTTCATGGGCCATGCGCAGGGCATGGAGGGCGTGCAGGCTTTTGGCGCCATCCTCGACAGCCAAGCCGGCCTGCAGGCCATGTCCATCTTCCCGAAGATGTGGGACAACCCTGACCCGTCCGTGACTTTCGTCATGAGTCAGTCGGCCCCGTTGATGATCCCGGCACAGCCGGATGCCACCCTCCTTGCTCACGTTCTGTAAGCGAAGAGTCGAAAACGTTTAGACGGCTAAACGTTTAGCCGTCTAAACGCCCAAATTTCCCACGGTAGTAGCAGAGGATACGAATATGGCAAAGGCGAATGAGGCAAAGGCGAGTGAGGTAGACGTTCAGGTGTTGGCCCTGCACACGGTTCGACGCCAGGACGAGCTGGGCGGCATCGAGGACAAGTTGCGCGGGTCGATCTTTCCTGTGCCGGCAGCGGAGTTGGAGCGTCTGGAACGCGTCGGTGCCGTGCGCCGTGCGACCAAGGACGAAATCTCCAAGGCCAAGAAGGGCATAACCGTCAGCGTCGAGGAGTCAGCTGTCGGCGGTCGCTCGTACGCGGATATGGCGGCGCGTGCGTCGCGGGCAGCACCAGTCGAAGCAGCGGAGAGCGACGCTGATCCTGACGCCGGGGCATCGACGGCCAAGGTCACGAAGTAACTATGGATTGGGCAGCAGCCAAGGCGAAACTGAAAGCGGTGGTCCATCAGACCTTCGCCTTGCCTGCCCTTTACACGCGGGCAGCAGCGGGCAGCGTCGCTTTTCCAGTGACAGCGCGCGTCAACAATGACGTGCGTTCTGTCGGCGGGGCGGGCGAACAGGGCTTCATGCAGATCATCCAGGATATCCCGAAATTGCGGATCGCTATCACGGACCTGCAGGGGATCGCGCCGAAACTCGATGATCGCGTGGATATCCCGTCTGAAAATGCGGTGTATGTGGTTCGAAACGTGAATCCGAACGACGGCGCCTATTACGTGGTGGAAGTGGAATTGGCCTGATGGAAATTACTTTTAAGTCTGCAGGTCTTGATGACTTCATCGCACAGATGAGTAATTTCTCATCGAAGACGGCGTTGGATTCAGTGCGAGCAGTCAACAAGGTCATTGCGTCTTCGCGTGCGGGTGCGGCCGCAGAAATCATGCAGCAGGTTAATTTCACACGGAGCTATCTCGGCTCGCCGAATGACCGCAATGCCCGGTTGGCCATCACCAAGCGGGCAACACGGGGTGACGTGGAAGCGACCATCTCAGCACGCGTGCGGCCAACGTCATTGGCAAACCCAGTATTTCTGAAGAACAGTCGGCCAGGAGACGTGCGAGTCGCAGTGCGCGGCAATTTCTCCAAGCCGCTGCGTGGTGCGTTCGTGGTGCGTTTGCGCAACGGGAATATGGGGCTGGCCCAGCGAGTGCATGCGGGTAGCCCATTGCGGAACAGCCGGGGGGCCAAGCGGTTGTCCGGCAACGTGTACCTGCTTTATGGCCCATCGGTGGACCAGGTATTCCAGACTGTGCGTGACGATATCGCGCCAAAAGCCATAACCGATTTGCGTAACGAAATGATCCGCTTGCAGAGGGTGAAGTAATGCCTGCCAACGACAGCCTGCGCCTGATGCTGCTTGAAGCGGTAGGGCAGCATCTTTACAGCACGATCAAGATCGCGAACGGATATACCCACGATCTGGTCAAGGACAATATGCGGATTGGCGCGCAGTTCCTGCCAACCGGGACTCGGTTGCCCTTTATCTGTGTATTCGAGCACATCAACGCCAATCCCGATCAAGCGCTGGAGGGATCAACCCAGGTGGGGGGCAACGATGATCCTGCTCTCTTGTACACCGTGAAATTCGACATCAGTGGCAGTGGTCCGACTGGCGATGCCTACAATCCTGCCGGCCCAACCTATGAACTCATGGCTGACGTCAAGAAGGCTTGTGGGTTGCTTGACCAGTACATCAAGGATGGTGAACTGTTTTACGGGGTTCCTCTTTTCCAAGCTGCGCATGACCCCGGCGCAGTGCTTCCGCAATCTTCAGTTGAGCAGCGAACGTTAGCACCGATGTTCATTGTGCAATTGGGGTTGCAAATCGTGGAATCCGCAGCCGACCCATACCGGCTTACCGATTAAATTCAACCAAAGCAGGAGAATACACATGGCTGGTAAATTCAAAGATTACGTTCTGGGCAGCGGCGAACTCCACTGGGCGTTGTCGTTGACGCAAGGTGCGCCGCCGCTCGCCTCTGCCGCGTATCGCTATCTCGGCAATACGCCGGAGCTGTCGCAGGCGCAGAGCAGCACCAAGCTGGACCACTTCGACGCCGATCATGGTCTGAAGCAGAAAGACGACTCGATCATTCTGCAGTTGGACCGCACGGGCAAATTCAAGGCGGACTCGATGGACGTCGCGAATTTGGCGTTGTTCTTCCTCGCCGACAGCACGACCTTTTCCCAGTCAGCGGCAACGGCCGTGGCGGAGCCCCTTACGGTTTCTCCGGGTACTGGCGTTCAGCTCGGCACGACGATCAACCCGTCTGGCCTGCGTGACATCTCCAACCTGGTGGTGAACCTCACGGATACCCCGGCTACCGTTTACACGGCGGGTTCCGATTACCTGCTCGACGCGGAAACTGGCTGGGTGAAGTTCCCCGAGGGCACAACCATCCCGGCCGATACGGGTATCACCGCGACGTTCGACGCGGCGGCTGGTACGCGAGTGCAGGTTGTTTCGTCGCAGAATGCGTTGCTGGAAGGCTCGTTGAAGTTCCTGTCGAACAACCCGAAGGGCACCAAGCGCGATTTCCTGTGGCCCTATGTGCAGTTGACCCCGGATGGCGATTTCGTCATGAAGGGCGACACCTGGCAGGAGATGAACTTCAACTTCGACGTTCTGACGCCAGGAGATGGTCGCGCGGCCATGTACATCGACGGCCGTCCGAACGCGATCTGATTCGCTTGAAGGTAACAGCCCGCCCGGCGATTTACCG